GACAAAGTAAAAGCAACTCTGTATGACATTGCTGATGATTGTACAACCAAGTCTAGAAGAAATTACACACTCAATCATTTCATAGAAAGAATTAAAACATATAATGAGGAAAACTTTAACTATGAGATAATCACTATTCAATTAAAGGTATGATAGAAGACGATTTTTTTGCAACAATAAAATTAAAAACAGGTGAAGAAATATTTGCAAGAGTTGCTGCAACGGAAGAAGAGGATAGAACTCTCTTGCTTGTTTCTAATCCAATTATAGTTGATGAAATAAAAAGTAAAATAGGAACGGTTGGATACAAAGTAGAACCTTGGTTAAAAACAACCACTGATGATATGTTTTTTATTAATCTTCAGGATGTTCTTACAATGTCTGAATCAACAGATATTGAAATGATCATGATGTATCAAGACTATGTAAGACAATCTGACAGAAACACTACAAATCAATCAAAAATAAATCGTAGAATGGGTCGTATTGGCAATGTCAATGACATGAAAGAGATTCTAGAAAAAATATATAAAAACAACTAAAGCTATTCCTATCAAACTCCACAAAGTTATTCTACTTGTATTTTAAAACTTGTCAAGTCTTTCGTAAGATGATATAATCTATACATATTATGAGATAAACTTATGATAAGACCCATGGCAAAAAGAAAGAGGTCGGAACATTATGTAAACAACAAAGAGTTTTTGGCAGCCCTTATCAAATATCGTGAAGACAAAGAGATTGCAGCAGCAAAGGGTCTTCCGAAACCTCCCATTCCCCGTTATATTGGTGAGTGTTTCTTGAAGATCGCAAATCACTTGTCCTTCAAGCCAAACTTTGTTAACTACATGTTCAAGGAGGACATGATTTCTGATGGAATCGAAAATTGCGTTCAGTACATTCATAATTTTAATCCTGAGAAATCCCAAAA